CGTCTACCTCGTCCTCGGCCCCGCACCCTGGCTCATCGTCCCCGGCCTCCTCACGACGTTCGCCTGCGCCTGGGCGGCCGGCTCCTGCTACGCCCGCGACCACCGCGACCGCCAGGAGCACGAGTGGGCACGCCGGGCCGCGCTCGGACTCCGGCCGCCGCCTCTGCATCCGTGCTGTCTCCTCGCCGAGGACTCCGACGGCGCCGCCCACGACCCGCACCGCTGCACGCGGGACCGCGAGTTGGAGACGTTCAACCAGATCGTCGCCCCGCTGAACACCGACCACGGGACCGCAGCGTGAGCGGCCCGTCCTCGACACCCCGGGACGAGCACACGCCCGCCCCGGGCGCCACCTGGGAGCAGCGGCTTGCTCGCACCGAGCAAGTCGTCGATGACGATGCCCCCGACCCCGCCCCGCCTAACCGGGCGACCCGCCGCGCGCTCGCCCGCGCGGCACGACGGCGGACCATCCACCCGCCCAACCCGAACACGGAGCAGTGACTCATGACCCAGTACATCGCCCCGGCCGTCGACATCGACGAGCCCGGCTGGCAGATCATCTACCTCGCCCTCGGCGGCCGACAGGCGTCCTGGCACATCAGCCCGCGCGACGCCGACCTCTTCCAGCACGTTGAGCGCGTCGACTCCGGCGACCCGCGCGCGCAGTGGGACGGCCACACCACCGAAGCGAAGTACGCCTGGATCGCCGAGCAGGCCGCCGAGTGGGCGAAGCAGTGCGGCCCGGCCTGCGCCGAGCAGCACACCGAAACCGGACGCTGCGAGATCGCGAAGGAGCGCTGACCATGGGAATGTCCACCGACGCGATCCTCGCCTACGGCTACCACCTCGGCGGCCCCGACGGCGGCTGGGAACTCCACGGTCTCGACAAGTACGACGAGCTGCCCGCCCTGCCCTGGTACGACGTAGACGACGAGGAAGGCGACGACTTCCAGTCCGCCGCCGAACGCCACCTCCTCGTCACCATCGCCGACTTCACCGAGACAGACTGGCGCGCCGACGGCTACGACGACCGGCGCAAGGCGGCACGGTCCCGCGTCGGGGTCGGATTCGAGACCCACTGCTCCGCCGACTACCCCGGCTTCCTCCTCATCACGAAGGGCATCACGGTCTACCGAGGCAGCGTCAAAGAGATCGACTTCGCTGCCCTTCAGGCCGAAGTACAGGAGGCCGGCGCGGACGCGAAGCTCCGCGCGGCGTTGGACGCCCTCGGGCTCCAGCCGACACAGGAGCGGGCGCAGTGGCTGCTGTGCTCGTACTGGGGGTGACCCATGCCGACCTTCATCCTCGGCTGCCTCCTCGGCGGCATCTCCGCAGCCATCACCTACGGCCTCACCACAGACGGCCAACTCGCCACGATCATCGGCGTCATCGCGGCCGTCCTCACCTGGCTGGGCATCGCCACCCTGCTCATCTCCGACGACTAACACGTACCGACAGGAGCCTGCCGTGCACCACGGAATCGCCGCCGTCGAAATCGCCCGCGCACTCACCGCGCGCAAGCACACCAACTCCTTGACCGGCCCTGCCTGGAGGCCCGGCCACCGCGCCACCCAGGCCAGCAAGACCACCGTCCGCGTCTGGCACGACGGCCCCGACGAGGCCGACCACCTCGACCAGTACGCCGCCGCTCTCCGGACTGCCGGATACACCGTCACCGCCGAACGCCCGGCCGCCAAGAGGCCTTCGATCAAAGTCACCCAGCAGACCAAGAACTGACACGACGAAGGGGCGTGCTCTCGACCTCCCCAGGCCAGCACGCCCCTACCGGTGAGATCACCGTACCTCGCACCACAGGAGACACGATGACCACCACCGCCACCCACCTCCGCACCATCGCCATCCACTGGACCGACCTCCACGAAGCCGCCGGCACCCCGAGCCAACTCGGCGCCTTCGGCCTCGGACTCCGCGGCTACCTCGCCCGCCTCGACGCCGCCGACGCCGAACAGATCGAGTACGAACGCCTCCAGGCCGCCCACCTCCACAGCCTGGAGCGCGACCCGATCCAGCTCGGCAACCGGCCCGTTCCCGTCCGCCTCCACATCCTCGACACCATGCGCGCCGTCGAGACCGTCCTCGTCGACTGCGCCGACGACATCGCGCGCACCGCGCAGCGCGCGCCGATCTCGGTCCCGGCCGCGCGGAAGGCGGACTACTCCAGCCTGCGCGAGGCCCGCATCGCCCATGAAGACCGTCAGCGCCGTATCGAGCTGGCGCGCGCCGACGAGGTCGACCCTCGCCGCTGGCGGTACACCGGCCGCCGTACCGCCCCCTACGCCGCACTCTGGCTCCTCGCCCGGATCGAGCGCGCCCCCGGCCCCTGCCGACGGATCACCGATGCCGAGGAGGCCCGGATCGGGAAGGTCGCGGCCGGCGCCGCCGAACGCGTCGAGAAGGCGCTGGACATCGCGGCGCAGCGGCGGACGCTGGAGCAGCGGCACGGCTGCGGTGGGGCGATCGATGTGCACGGCGGGGAGGGGCGGGCGCCGGTCGCGCATTGCACGGGGTGCGGGCGCGTCTGGGCGGAGGGAACGCTAGCCGCCTAGGAACACCGCTTGACGCGACACGCCACAGGTCCCCCAAAAGAACTACCTGGCAAATCGACCATCGGGTGTAACGTAGCGTTACCGTACGTGCTACTGGGGGCGAGCGGACGGTCAAAGATTGTTATAGCCCTCGGCGGACGCGACCCAGCCGAGGGCAGGACCAGAGGAGATAGAACCTCCCGTGGTACTTGCCCACCGTAGCGCGCTGAGCGCCGTCTGCCGCAGGCGGCTGCCATGAATCCACCCTTGCAGTTGACTAACGCCGCACTCGGAGCGCTCCCGAAACTCGACGTCTACGTCGATGAGACCGGCGATCGAGGACTCGGACAGAACTCCTCCCCGTTCTTCGCCATGACGGCCTTGATCGTTCCGCACGAAGACGACTGGACAGTTCGGTACACAGCCGGAGGACTTCGCAACGTTGTTCATCAGAGCCAGCCAGGGGCGACAACACCTCTCCACTGGGTAGCCCACTTCAAAAGGAAACACGCAGACCGACGCACCTACGCCGCACGTTCCCTGGCTCAGATGCCCTCTGCGAAAGTCGTCCACGTGATCGTCCCGAAGGACCAGGCGCGATCGTCCCCTGGTTTGGCAGACGGCGTTCGGTTCTACAACTACACGACCCGGCTCCTTCTGGAGCGGGTCGCGTACGCGGCAAGAGACTGGGAAGGGGGCCAGAGACTCGCCGTCGTCCGACTCGGCGCGGTCAAAGGAATGGACCACACGGACACCACACGCTATTTGGGGAGGGTCCGCAGCGGATTGGTTCCCACCCGGGGCGTCCCCTGGGAGCACATCAAATGGCCTCCGGCATGGCATGGGACCGACTGGGACGGGATCCAGTTGGCCGACATCCACGCCGGCCTGCTGAATGTTGCCCTGACGGCCCCGAAACTGGATGGCTCCTGTGCCGACAACCTTCTGCTGTGCAAGCACCAGCTGCATCGCTCGTCCAGCGGCTTGTTGCTGGGCTACGGAGTGAAGGTGGTGGGTGACGTCCGCTTCGTGACTGAGCGCTGCTGGTGGCCGAAGTGGAGGGTCGCGTGACGTGACGAAACCCCCTGGGGGGCTCCGGGGGTCACTGCCACCTCTTGGGTGGAGGATCCAGTTGCCTGGTTCCGACCTTGTCCCGGCAGCCCTCCAGAGGGCTTCGCTGTCCACGTTGTGTCTACATTGACACTACCCCGTATGTACCGTGATCGCTCATGTCAGGTCAATCACGCTTCAGGTTTTTCACCTTGCTGACGAAGCCGCTACGCTCCTCGGCCTGCGCTGCTAAACGACTTCCTGGGTGTGCCGCACGGCCTTCTTGACGGCCGCCTCCAGCTCGTACCGGTCGACCCCCGCCTCGCGCGCGTGCTCGGTGACCGCCGCCTGCACCGCCGTCGCAGCCTCCCGCCACACGGTCATCTGCGCGGCGTACGCCTCATCCTCCAGGCCCGCGAGTCCAGCGTGCGCGGCGACAGCCTCGCGCTCCAGCGTGATCAGATGCTCCGGGATCTCCACGCCGCGATCCTACGGCGACAGCACGACGCCCCCACCTCGACGCGAGGCAGAGGCGCAGGGCGGGCGGGCAGGCTACGGCCGCCACTCCTCGCGGAAACCGGGCCGGTCCGCGTAGGGCAGTGCGAGCAGACAGATGACCGGGCACGAGCTGAACATGATCCCGCCAGCGCAACCGAGGCATGCCTGATCCGCCTCGGGGACGTAGGGGCGGTGGATCTTGAGCAGTTCTCGCTTGGCGTCGACCTCACGCAGTACCCGCGCCGGATCATGCTCGGCGATGTGCGGGCCGACGCCTTCGGCATCCGCGTTCTCCGGGGTCACCGCCACTACGCCGTCGTCGCAGTAGTCCACGACGGTGTACCGCTCATAGCTGGCTTGGGGTGGACGGGCGGTCCAGACGTCTGACTGCTCGTCCCAGCACGCTGCCCGTGCGATCCGCTCGTCCTCGTCGAGCTGGGCACGCAACCACACCACAAGATCATCCATCCTGCACCTCCGGTTCGCCGACGTCCTCGGCAAGGATCTGCCGAACGCGACCGAAGCTAACGCCGATCTCCTTCGCGATCTCGCGAAGCGTCATCCCGCCGTCCTTCATCTCCTGCACAGCCTCCTTCCTGCGCCGCCGCCACTCCAGCTTGGCTGCGTCCATGGCCGCGTCCAGCCGACGGGCACGTTCTGCGGGTGGCGTATCCACCGCTACGGCGGCAATGGCTTCACGCACGCGCCGCACCTCCTCCGACTGGTCTCCCAATATCCGTCCCTCTCCGGGTGGGGAGGCGGATTCCGCATGCCGTCTTGTGTAGTTACCCTACACATGTGTAGCTTGACTACACAACGGCTCGGAGGTTCCACCTCCCGGCCTTGATCACCAACAGAACGGCCCCGACCGGCAGTGTGAGAGCTCCGGTCGGGGCCAGCCATCTCCCCTGAGCTACCAGGAGAAACGACCGTGGAACACGGTAACGGCACCACCAGCCCCCCGCCCAGCCCCGCGCCGCCGACCGGCACCCCCGACGACGACCCGGCCGCCGCCCTCCACTGGGCCGCCATCGCCACTGGACTCGCCGAGGCGCGCGCCGAACAGGGCAACCCGCTCACCGACAGCGAGCGCAAGGTCTACGACCGGTTCCTCACCGCCGCCCACCGCCACGGCCACACCGAGCAGGACATCCGCGCCCACCTCGCCCGCCTGCCCCGCCTCAGCCGCATCACGGAGCCCGCCCCGGCGCCGACCGAACCGACGCCCCGCTGCCCCGCCGCGCACCCCGAGGACCCCACCCCCTGCGACGGCCCTCCTGCCGTCACCATCACCGACGCCCACGGCGCGACCCTCACCGGATGTGAGCACCACGCCGCCCGCATGCTCGCCTCCCTCCACGGCGCCCGCGTCGACCCCCTCCCCAACGGCCCCGACGGCGCCGCCACCCGCGTCTTCGCCACCGCCCGCGCCCTCCGCCCCTACCCCTGGCTCACCGAGCGAGGCGAGACCCGGTGAGCCGCCCCAGCCGCGCCCCGTACCGGATGTGGCTCGTGATCGGCGTCCTCCTCACCGCCGCCTGCCTCGCGATCGCCGGAGGCCGCTGATGGGCTGGTTCCGCCGCGAGCAGACCACCCGCGACTACTGGGGCGTCACTGTCACCGGCGACGCCGACCGCTTCCGACGCGCCAAGACCACCGGCGCCAAGAAGGCCGCCCTCAAGGCGCAGCGGTGGGAAGACGCCGACCGCGCCCAGGACACCAAAGGCCGCTGGTACCGGCCCAACCGCTGACATCGAGGAGACCCCCGCCATGGGATCCGCAGCCCCCTGGCCCGACCTCACCGGCAAGACCTGGGCCAACAAGACCGCACCCGAAATGACCGACGACGAGGTCAACGACGCCCGCGCCACCTTCGCCGCCGTCGGCCGCAACGACTACGAGAGCGAATGGCTCCGCCGTCACGGCCTCCCCGAGAACTACGGCGACTGACCACCCCACCCAGACCGCCGGTCTCCCGCGCATCCCGTATCCCCCACGGCCGCAGGAGGCCGGCGCCACCTCCTCACCGGAGCAGCCCCGTGAAGACCCGCAAGATCCCGACGACCCGCCTCGTCCCCCACACCGTCGATGGCGAGACCGAACTCGTCGAGGAGATCCAGTACACCGAGGTCCCCGTGCCACCCCGGGACTGGGATCAGGCCGTCCGGACGGCCGTCACCATCGGCGCCGTCGTCCTCGTCGCCGTCTCCCTGGTCTGGACGACCGCGTCCGTTGGCGGGCTCCTCGCCGAGAGCGTCCACCCTGCCGTCGCCTACGGGGCGGGCGCCGCCTTCGACTCCGCATGGATCATGTGCATGGGCGTCGAATGGCTCCTGCGCTACGACCCCGACCGCGCCGCGACGCCCCGTACAGCCGGGCACTGGGCGCTCGCCGTCTCCATGGGCGCCGTCTTCGCGCACGGCTACCTGATCGCCGACCAGTGGGCCGTCGGCCTCGTCGGCGCCCTCGTCTCCGCGCTCGCCAAGGGCGGCTGGACCATCACCATGCGTGTCCACGCCCGCCCCCTCGACCACCGCACCCAGCAGTGGGTCACCAAGCGGCGCTCGGCCCTCGACGGACAACTCGCGATGATCCCCGTCCGACGCGAACTCCAGCGCGGGCGCGCCCTCATCGACGCCGAGCAGCGCTCCCTCGCGGACGTCGGATCCGCCGATCCGGACCGTCCGGACGAGTCCGCGGACGATCCGGACCCACAGATCCTCACGATCCGCCCCGGTCTCGTGACCACGAAGGGCGCAGTCCAGGACGCCTGGGATTCCGGAATCCGCGAGCGGGACGCCGTGATCCGGACCGTCGCCAAGGCCACCGGCCGTGCCCCGTCCCCGGACACCGTGGACCGCTACCTCCGGGCCCTGCGGATCGGCGCGTGAACGGCGCGGCCGTCCCCCGACGGCGACGAGCTGCGCGCCCGCCACCACCTCCGCCGCCTCGACGCCCGCCCCCTCGGCCACCAGGAGCCCTCGATGCCCGCCCCGCACGACCGCCGCCCCGTCACCCCCACCCGCGTCATCCCCGCCGGCGCCCCGCTCCCGGACCGACCGCCCGCCCCCGGCGAGATACCGCCCTGGCGCATCCCACCCACGCCTCCGCCGGTCCCGCCCCCACCGCCGCCCGCACCCGTCGAAGTGCGGCACGTCCATGTCCACGAGGTCCTCCTCGTGACGCCCGATCCTGAGACCGAATCTCCGCCGCCGTTGTGGGCGCGCATCTGGGACTGGACATGGGAGCGGCTGATCACCTGGCGCATGCTCATCGCTATCCTCGCCGCACTAACCCCCTGGGCCGACGGACGCAGCCCCGTCGGGATCTGGGCCGCCACCCTGCGTCAGGCCCGCACCGAGGCCAGCATCGGCGCCGCGTACGTCATCGCCGGAGTCGCCCTCGCCGCCGCCTGGGGACTGGACCGGCACACCAGCCGCGCCGTCCCCCGCTTCCTCCTCGTCACCGCTTTGGTCGGCTCCGTCGGCGCCCTCGACTTGTACGACCCCATTACCGCCCTAACCGGAGTGCTCCGATGACCGCCACCACCACACTCACCCTCGGCGGACTCCTCACCGCACTCATCGTCCTCATCGCCAACGCCCACCCCTGGTGGACCGGCAACCGGCAGTGGACCCAGATCTCCGCCTTCACCAAAGGGTTCAGCGCCGCGGCCTGCGCCGCAGCCTGCCCCGGCGGCATCCTCGGCTGGGCACACTCCCGCGCTGGCACCGTCGCCAACGGCGCCGGTGGCCGAACCGCGACCGCCACCACCGGAACCAACGCAGCCTCGGGCCTCACCAGCGGCCAGCTCGCCGGACTGTCCGCGACCGGGGCGGTCATCGTGGTCGCCGCCTTCACCCTCGTCGTGCTCTCCTACAAGGCCGCAGGCAAGCAGGACAAGCGGCGGCTCATCGGCGGCGCCTACGTCGGCAGCGTCCTCTGCCTGACCGCGGGCGTGGCCGGTGCGCTCTCCTGGCTTCCCGGCGCCCTCAACGCCGCGGGCGACGGCGTCGTCAGCGCGGTTGAAGGGGCAGGCATCCTGTGAGCCGCCTCGCCCACCCTGCTGCCCGGCTCGCCGCCGGATCCGCCGCACTCACCCGCCGCCTGGGAGCGCGAGCAGCCGCCTGGATCGCGCGCGGCCGACGCGACGACCTCACCGGCTGGCGGGCCGCGCTCGGCTGCTGGGCCCGGCTCGTCCTGCTCACCCTCGGCGGCTACCTGCTGTGGCGTCTGATCCGCGCGGTCCCCGGCGTGATGTGGCTGCTGACCGGAGCCTGGACGATCGCTGCCTGGCGGGCCGGACGTCCCCCCGTTGAGGAAGCTCCCGCCGAGCCCCCACAGCAGCAGTCGGGGGAGGCGATCCGGGCCCTCCTCCTCGACCTCATGGGCGACGCCCCCGCGATCCACCTCCGCACGGTCCTCGCCCGCCTCCAGGAGCAGGGCCAGTGGGAGGGGCGATCGGTCACCGATCTGCGTGCCCGGCTGACCCTTCTGCGCATCCCCCACGACCGCAACGTGAAAGTCGGCGGGGTGCCCACGTGGGGGGTTCGCCGGAAGGATTTCGAAGCCCCTTCCCCGGCCACCGCCCAAGGAGTCCAGGCCGACCCATCTACCGGCCTTTGACCTGCGCATCTACCGATCCATCTCCCTCATCTCCCAGCCCTTCTCCCTGCCCGTCTACCACTCCAGGAGGTACTCCGTGGGCCGTCACAGCGAATGGCTTCGCATCTACGACAGCAGCCCGGTCGCCGACATCGATCACTCTGCGGCGTACTGCAAAGAGACCAGCGACGACGGCGGTCGCACGTGGGAGTTCCCGCGTGCTATGACCGGCGAACAGCTTCAGTTCGACATGACCGACGCGCTCCTCGCAGGGTGCGCTGTGGATCACCAGAGCGACCTTACGACGATCCAGAATCCGCACCCCGGCGGCGGGTTGATCCGCTACACCCTCACTGACACCGGCCGCCATCGCGAGATCAGCAAGCCCTAGCGGCCGATCACCCCCTGGGGCGAGCCGGTTGAGGGCGTCGAGGTCGAGGCCCGGGAGGTGACCACCGTCCAGTGGGTACCGGTCGAGTCAGGCGAGGGTCCCGGAGGGGAGCGCCGCGTGTCGACGCGGTGACGTCCTGACGCGCGAAGGAAGTTGACAGAAAGCTGACAAACCGCTGGAACCGCTACCCGGCACGCCAACCAGAAGGGACCATCGCCCCATGACTGACACACCGACACCGCTGGAGCAGGTACGTGACTGTGCAGGACGGGTTTGGGTCCGGCAAGGGGAAGAGTGGATCTCCGGTGAATGGCCGCTGCGCGTCAGCCGGGCCAACCTGGAGTTCGACTACGGCCCGCTGGTTCCCCTTCGTGGCGAGGGGTGGGTGTCCGACGGATATTGGGTGGGTGGCACCCCGGAGCCTGCCGAAGGGTTCCCTATTCGGGTCCGTTGCGGCGGCCCCGGCATCTGCCGCGAGTGCGCCGCCGAGGCGAAGGCGATCCTCGCGTCGGCCGCAGACTGATCCACGTCCCTGCCCGCCATGCTCTGGCTGTGGCCCCGCCGCGGACCTCCGCGCGGCGGGGCCTTCGTGCGTGCACGCCCGCATCAAACCTCAACCTTGCTTGACGTACAGGCTGATCATGTCCCATCATGAGCCGCAGATCTGGCATGCCCGGAAACGATCACACCAGGTGCGGCATGATCCCCTCAACACACCGTTCCAGGGGGGGACATGACCATCAGACGCCTCACCGCCATCGCGCTCGCCGCACTCGCCCTCACCGCCTGCTCCAGCAGCGGCGAACCCGTCGACCCGAGCAAACTCGACGACGCCGCATCACTTGCCTGCGACGACTTCGCCAAGGGCTACAAGGCCGCACAGACCAGCAGCGCCCGCGTCAGCCTCGCCAACAAGGTCAACAAGTGGGCCCAGTCCAGTAAGACGAACGGCATCGCTGACAACGCGGTCGTCCTCGCGCGTGGCTCTGAAGGGTCCGCCAGCGCGTGGCAGTTGGGCGCCGACGCGTTCGCGCAGTCTTGCTTGGACGCGGGCTGGAAAGCCTGACCTACACCACCCCGGCCCGGCGCTCCCCACGGACGCCGGGCCTTTGCACGCCCAGGAGGTGGAGGCCATGCCCAAAGGCCACACCCCCGTCCCCTTCAGCGACGACGAGCTCGCCGAACTCAAACGCCTTCACGGCCTCGGCCTCGGCCGCAACGCCATCGCCCGCGAACTCGGCCGCTCCAGCCGCGCCGTTACCGTCCACTCCGAACGCCTCGGCCTCACCTACGACCGCACCCTCACCGCCGTCGCCACGGAGGCCAAAATGCAGGACGCCAAAGCCCGCCGCGCCGCCATCATCAACGACCTCTACGGCGTCGTCGAAGAAGAACTCGCCTACCTCAAGTCCGGCAGCTACGACCTCGTTGAGGTATCCGCCGGCACGGCCGTCTCCTACACCCCCGCACGTCTGCCCGCGCAAGACCGCAAGGCGCTGCTCACCGGGATCGGCTCCGCGATGGCCACCGCTACCCGCCTCGAATCGCTCGACACGAACAACGGCGTCGACGAGGGAATCAGCCTCCTCGGCCAGCTCGCGACCGGGCTCACGGCGGCGTACAACGCCATGAACGAGGGGGCGGGTGATGCTCCGTGACCTCAAGCTGCCGCTCTCCCCAGCGCAGATCCGGTCGATCGTAGAGGCGCAGGACGTTCCGATCGCCCTGTGGTCAGGCGCGGTGTCCAGCGGCAAGACGATCGCCTCCCTGATCGCATTCCTGCTGCGGCTCGCCGTTGCCCCGGACCACGGCCTGATCGTGATCGTGGGCCGTACGCTCCAGACGATCGAGCGGAACCTCATCGACCCGTTGCAGTCGACGTTCCTGTTCGGGCCGCTCGCGAGGCACGTCCACCACACCACCGGGTCGACGACCGCGACGATCCTCGGCCGCACCGTGCACCTGATCGGCGCCTCCGACGCGCGCGCGGAGGGCCGCATCCGCGGGTCGACGATCGCGCTCGCCTACGTCGACGAGGCGACGTTGCTTCCGTACGAGTTCTGGATGATGCTCCTGTCTCGGCTTCGCGTCGGCGACCAGTCCCGGCTGCTGGCGACGACGAACCCGGACGGCCCGTTCCACTGGCTGCGCAAGGAGTTCATCCTCCGCAAGGACGCGGTGGGGCTGACGCACTGGCACTTCACCCTCGACGACAACCCGTCGCTTGACCCGCGCATGGTCGCCCGGCTGAAGGCGCAGTACACGGGGCTCTGG